CAAGGCGGGGAACATCCGCAACGCTTGAGGCGGTAACACCCGCAAACTCACTCATTGCCGTTGTAGTGGTTTCAATGTAGTCCGTAGCTACTAACCCTTGCTCTGCTTGTGAGTGCCAAATATAAAAACCTTCGCCAAGTGTGTAATCTGAAACATAATTTCCACTTTTTGATAGGTAGATTTCGTAGCGTGTAATTCCCGTATTAAATGTTAAAGAATACCTATGCCACCCATTGCCTAAATCAATAATGTCATAATCAATAGCGGTACTTCCAAGATAATAACTAACAAAAGAACCATTGGAAATATCAAAATAAGCACCATCGTTAGCCCCTATTGCATACAAAAGCATTTCGGTAATCTCTCCCGCTTTAGCATAAATAGAAATAGTGTTTACACCACTAACTGAAATGTTTTGATATATCCGTGATGAATTAGCTACAATATTAGCATTGGCAGCAGTTTTGTATGCCGTAGGTGTTCCGTCTGGAGCAGTTATAGCGTTTGGAGTGAGTTCGTTTCTTGTTATAGCCCAAGTAGTATCAAAAGTATTACTCTGCAAGAGGCTATTGGTACGCACCTTCTCCACCAACCCGTTGGCATCTACCCTTGTGGCGTTACTGTTACGGGTGAAGGTTAAATCACCAGCTCCGCTTGTTGGTTTTACTGAATAGACCTTGCCGTCCTTGTATCCCGAAGGAATCATTACCAAAGAGGCATCGTCAAAAAATGAACTCATAATCAATTATAGTTTAAAGCATCAATCGCATTCTCCAAACAAACAAAGCCTTCCATCACCCCGCTATCTGCTGCAACACGAATAGCAAAAGCCTCCGCATAGGTAAACGCATTATCAAAACAAGCGGGAACACCATCACCCCCTAAAGTGCGGGTGTTGTAGTCCTCGTCTCCGAAATAGGTGGAGCAGTATATCTCCCCCCAATTAATTGCGTTTGCCATCGTTGCCTTTCTTAATTAAATAACTTTTTAGCTTTAGTACGTTGACCTTCTTGGGTTCGTAGTTTCGCTTCTTGCTCATAATACCCATCCGCTATATTGAACATCTTGATCGGGGTACATATCGTCATTGACATTGGCGTAGTACTCTGGGAACAATGATTGGTTGTAGGTCATATAATCGACAAATCTGCGGACGTAGAACTCCGCAATCTTACGCTCCTTCTCAATCAAGAAGTCAACTTCTGTCTTGTCCACACTCGCAGAGTTCTCGCTCTGGTGTTTGTATACCCCTCCGTTGCCGATGGTATAGGCTGCAAACGGCAAATATTCCATCATTGCGAAATGAATCAAAAGGGGTTGGACGTAGGTGTTAACCAATGTCAAGTAGTTGCCAGATAGTGTTCCGGCAATGATGTCTGCCGAAATTTTATCGTAGAGCTTACTTCCCAAGTAGTTTTGAACGTGTATCTCCTGGGCGATCTTAATGAATTGGATGAACTTGTCCGTATCTACATTGCCCCCAAGAGCCGTGTTGCGAACGATATCCTGTCGTGTTATGAATAGTGCCGTTGCCATTATTTATTCTTTAATGAGCCTCTATTAGGTGTGTCAATTGGTCGGGTTTGTGCTTCATCCCAAGCACTTGGATTTAGCTTCTTGCTCGGTACTCCTGCTTTGATAGCAGCTTCTGTACTTACTACTTTGTCATTTGCTAAACCAGCATCTGGCAAAAATTCTCCTTTGTTATTTCTCTTACGGAAATATACCAAACGCCTCCAGGCGTGATGGCAGTATGCGCCTCCCTTCCACTTCCAAATGGAATAGACGTTACGCCCTTTAGGGGCGAACTGTCCATTGACACCAGAGAAAGACATCATATCAATATCCTCCTTGCGGAATACAACCCCATCATTAGCAGCACTTACCATCTCTCGACAAAAGCTACGAGAGTTAGCACTCAAATTGCGGGTATAGGCATAACGTATTTTGTAAAGACCGCTATCAAATCGGCTTTCGCCTTCCGCATCGGAGTAATCCTCAACGCCAAAATTGTATTGCTTGGAGAGGTGGGAATCCTCATTGTCTGGGTCATTGACTACCTCATCGGAGATGAGTTCCCATTCGTTTAAATCAATGACCTCTCCCTTTCCCCGCAGTTCTTCAATCCAAGCACTTTCCTCCTCCTTGCTAAAAGTAGGAGCTTGGCTTGACATCTTAACGCCTGTTTCTTCTTCAATCGTTTGCTTGTCCGTTATCGTGGCATTGGTGAACTCAATGGGCTGAAGGGTCTTGAAATATAGATTCAAAGAGATGTCGTTGTAAGCCAGGATCTTGTCCAAGCCGTCAAGAATGGTTTCTTGCATCGGGCGTATTACGATGTTGTCAAATAACTGCGAAGCAGTCATTAACTCATCCGCATTGTTACCCAACCCGCTTTGGTCTTTAATACCCAAGAGCATCGGAGATGTTACGCGGTGAGCAACCATCAGTTTACGCATTGACTCATCTGCCAAGAACGCGTACTGCTGATGCGCATCATTGATTTGCACAGGTTCAATGGTAGCCGCTAACTCTTTGTTATCGTTGAAGGCAAGGATGAACTTACCAGCGTTGGAAGTTCCAGAGAACTTCTCCGCTACCTTGTTTTCGATGATGTAACGCTCCTCCTCCGTTGGAACTCCGTTGTTGAAGTTCAGCAACATAGACGGCTGAAGCCCATTTTTGATTTGATTCAAATGGAAGTTTGCCATTTCTTCTTCAAGTTCGGCATATTGTAAACCTCCTTGATAGTCCACAGGGGCATAGTAATAGAATCCCGCGCGGTAGGGCTTGACATATAGAATCTCAATACCCTCGTTTGAGAAACCAAAAGCGGGAATGCGTTGAGGTGTTTCCTTGTTGTTCTTTACCTCATTCCAATCCTTCGCGTAGTAGTAAGCCTCAATCTCGCCTTCCTCGTTGCACTTCTCGGCTCGTAGGCTCTCAACGGGCATATGGTAGACTTCTGTGACCATTGAGTGGTCTTGGGAGTATATGACTTGAAAAGCGCATTGTCCGAGCATCTTAAAGTCGGAAGCTGCGTTACGCATACAGTCCTTGCTGAAAAGCGACTTCATTTGGGCATACGCCTCTGGCTTACGCGCTGAATCCGTAGCATCCAATCCCTTGCCATAGATCAACTCGGAAATGCCGTTGATGATAGCGTTGTTGGTAGGGCTACCCTGGAAGCGGTCAATAAGGTATTGGAAGTAGTCATTGCTATCCCCATACTCTACCCAATCGCGGTTGCTCACTTCCTTAATCTCTGGAGAGGTGTAGCTCGATAGGTTTACAAAATGGAACTTGCTCATATAATCACGAATTCATTGTCATAGGAATTTTCCTCAATATACGCCCCTTGATTGACCGTATACTTGTCAAAGTTAGTTTGTGCGGTAACAAAAACCCTATCTCGATAAATGAGCGTAGAGCCATCCAAAACCTTTAAACCATAGAACCGCCCATTCTTTACGGAGAAAGTGCCAGAGATGGTCATAAAACCATCCGCAGAGGACACGCTAACGGAGGGCGTAGCCGTTGTGTTTGTCGACTCATCTATCAATTGCAAGGTCACGCTACCAGGATAGGAGCGTGGTACGATGATAATAGATTGAGTGGATTCCGATTCTTGTAGTATATGCATCTCAATTAAATAACCAAAACGCAAAAGTTTATTCCAAAAGAAAGGGGGCTAATGCCCCCTCTCCCTACCAAATGAAAGAAATGTTAGGAGTTCGTACCCTCAACAATCGTAGCCGTAGCAGATGCCATTCCAGCGAATGGGTCAGCAGCCGTAGGACTTGCGATGAAGTTTGCGGGAAGAATTTCCTGTGCCGTCAAAGTTAAGGTATATCCAGACAAATCACCCATAGCAGTTCCGGTAACAATAGTGCCACCCGTAACCTCTGCTCCGTGATCAGCTCCCATCAAGAAGCAATTGTCATTGTAGTCCTGGACTACAACGTGAGGGCGACCATAGGCCATCAGCTTCAACTCCTTGTTATCCTCCTTTGAAAGCTTGGTGAACTGCAAAGTCAACGTCTGCTCGAAGAAGGTAGTGCCGTTTTCACGGCTTGAGTTGAAGGATTGCTCCAAGTTGGAAGCACCCTTAAGTTCATATTTATAAGCAGAGAATGTTCCACTCATATCTGTCACCTCGTCATTTGTCAAGGTGAGTGTGCCTAAATCTCCGTAGTTAACGAAGTAAGCAGCTTTGATGCCACCAACTACGTCCTTACAAGGGATTGCACGTCCTGCGGTTAAATTACAAGCCATAGTGTTTTAAAATAAAAAAGGGGGCGGGGCAGAACCCTCACCCCCTTGAGGTTAAATCAATTACGATAAATTAACTGTAGAGTACGCAGTCCGCCCCGATGCCATAGTTCACACCAGAAAGGAAACGCAAGATAACGCGAATATTATTGCTGCCGTCCAAGTCACCCATATCCAATACCTTAACCTCGTTGCGGTCAGACTCAAGACCTGTACCGAAGAACAAGTTAGAAGATTGAGCAGCAACCATCTTGTTGGCAGGCATACCGTTAACCATAGCAACGCGGATACCATCAAAGTACAAATCGCCTTGACCGTACCACATAGTGCCTTTGTTGTCAACACCGTTAGCACCCAAGCCAGAAGTACCGAAGCCACCCAAAGCGCGGACATACGCCTTGGCTGTGCCTTGGCTGACGTATATCGTGAGGTCTTCTTTGCCGTAAAGTGCTGAAGGGATAGCATCAACAACCTTGCCCAATTCAGTGATTACGTTAGAAGCGTCAACGGTAGTACCTACTACGTCTACAACGTCTGCATCAGCAGCCATCAAAGTAGTGAAACCATCGAACTCACCAGCAGTAGCGTTAACGCCTTGCCAGATGTTTTGCTCGATCTTCTGGGCGGTCTTGGCGGCAACGTGACCGATCAAGAAGTCGCTGAAAGAAGCGGGGATGCTATCGTAAGCAGAGTAGCCCATTTGAGAACCAATCCAAGAATCGTAGTAGTCCTTCTTACAAAGCTGAAGGTTAACCTGGAAAGGCTCAACCTCCAATACGCGGTCAGTCAAGGTCAGCGTAGAGGTAGGTGTAAAGTCACAAGTGGCATCTTTAACGATGTCATCAGTAGCAACCTTCTGCAAGGTTGTCTTGAAGTTTACGTTAGGAAGGATCTCAACGAGTCCTTTGTCCAACGTGTCTGCGCTCAAAAGGGCAGCAGATACATACTTTGCGGCAAACTGCCCAGCGTATGAAGTCGTGATAGAAGTGGTCGTAGCCATTTTAAAAAATAAAAAAAATTAGTTGTTCAATTTTGCTAATACTCGGTCAAGCGTATTGGGTTGACGCTTGGATGAGAACATTGCTTGTTTAGATTCGGGTTTTGCAGGGTTGTGCTTGATAGGACGAGCAGCAGATTGAGAGGAGAACTTCTTCTCCATAGCAGCCATCTCGGTCTTGGCAGATGCCAATTCCTCGCGGAGCTTCTTCATCTCGGCAGCAACTTCCTCCACAACAGGAACGAGTGCTTCAGCAACTGCAACCTCAATGGCAGCAGATACTTCTTCGCTGATTGCATCAGCAGCCTCATCAGCTACTTCAGAAGCAACCTCCTCGGCAACCGCAACGGCTTCCTCGGATTGCATCTCTACTTCCTCAACTTCGGGAGCTTCAACCTCCTTGATTTCGGAGATGATTCCTTCCTCGACAATAACGAGAATTTTACCATCTTCCAATTTGTGTTCCCCGACAGGTGCGGGTACGCGATCTTCACCAGAAATAACGAATACCTCGTTCTCTGGCTCAAACGCTTCAGCCTCCAGAACTGTACCGTTCTCAAGGTTCATTTGAGCAAACTCTACCTTGCGGATTGATGCGAGTTCGGTCAAGATTTTGTTCAATACGTTTTGTGCCTTCATAATTTGAATTGCTTCTAAATAAATGACTATGGGTGGTTGTTTTGTTACATTTTTAGGATGGCAAGGTTACATTGCCTATCCCTTGCGCCCATAGGCTACCGTCACAACACTTACGGGAATAGGTATTTTTGTCCTTGCACAAGCACCCACGCTTTGAGCCTTTGGGTGCTGCGTTGTTTACTTTAGGTGGTCTCATAGTTTGCCGAGTTCTTTGAGTTTAGATTCTGCCCAACGCTTACCCGCTTTACCTCCCCACAGAAGGTAGGAGATAGTGCCACAGGCAGATGAGTCGGACTCGTTGTAATACTCCTCCGCCCTTGAGAGATAGGAGTACATCCGAGTAATCGTTTCCAAGCTGATAGGTTTTTTCTGTGACAATTGCTGCGCTCTTATCTTGCCCACATCGGTAGCGCACTTGTTGCCGTTCTTCTCGTTGAGTTCAATGCCTCGTTTGGCATTGTTTCTTACGGCATCTGGGTAGTCGCTATACGACTCCATCTCCAAACGCTTACCGCTTTTCTTTCTACCATCGCGCTTGATGATTCCAACGATGGAGGATAGGATGAGTGCCGCCTCTTGCTCCTCAATTTCGGCAAGTGGGTTACGGCTCATATTCACCTTGTCGGCAAAGTAGCCCTCAATAGAGAATCCCTTGACCTTGTTTGTCTTGACGTAGTTATCCCAGATATCGGGGTTGTTGACCTTCATCGATACCATCCAAGTACCAACGGGAAGTTCAAGGCCGTACATACGGCTCTTGTCTTTCTCCTCATCCTCAATGATCCAGCTTTCTACCACGCTCATCCCATCGATGCTATCCTCGTGTTCAAGGGTGGAGTTGTTTTGGTTTCCCTTCTGGAAAAACATCTCACTCGCCTTGCGGATAGTGTCTTTGGTGAAGTAGACGTAAAATTCCTCCTCGCCATCCTTGCGGTAGATGGGTTTATTGGGAACAAGAGCCGCACCCATTAGGATGCGCTTCTCGGCATTTTGGGTAGCGAATTGTACTTTTTGACTATTGAGGGCGATGAAGTCCTCCTCAATGGCTGGATATTCTACCAAAGAGATGGCATTGATCCCGGAGAAGAATTCGTTCTCGTCAATGATTAGTTCGATTAGTTTCATCCGAATGTTGCTATTTTGATTCTTTTGCGTTCAAGTTCTTGTGAGGTGGTTACATCGCCTCCTACGACATAGGCTCGTAAAGGTCGGTCAAATTGGCTTCCGATGCTCTGCGCCAATTGGTTCGTTCCAGATGTACCCACAATATTAAATTGGGGAGTAATGGCTTGAGCGTTTGGTACTGATTGGGAAGGTATAGCGGAAGGCACACTTGTGCTACCTCCGCTTGGTTCAAACTTCTGCTTTGCAATAGCTGCTGCTCTCGCCAAGCCTCCCGCAAGAGTGATACCCGCAGCTACCTGTGCGCGTACTAAAGACGTTGGGTCAAGTGGGTTTAATTGAGAGGTATATGCCTTCTGCGCTGCGGTGTAGGTTGTGATGACCGTCTCGGCAAGGTTCAAGGCTTTTTCTCGTAGAAATGCCTTTCTTGCTGCCTCCTCGTTATCCTTGTCAAATAATGCATTGAAGTCCTTGAATACATTGATTGTATCAAGGGCTGCTTGAATCTTGAAGTCATTCAAAGCTTGGATACGCGCTATTTCAGCATCATCAGCTTTCTTTTGTACGGCTGCAATCTCTCCCGCTTTTAGCTTTTCCAGAGCGATTAATGCTTCTGCATTCCCTACCTCCGCAGCCATTAGGCGTTCATACTTGATGTCAAGAGCTGCAAGTTCTTTCTCTTGCCCCTCTTGCATAAATTCAAGTTTTAAGTCCTCTGCTCTTTGAGTTCTTGTTAACGCCTCTTGCTCCCTTGCTTCATTGATAGAAGCTATATTGTTGTTGTGGGTTTGTTGAGCTGTTAAAGCCAATTCATCGTACTTCGCATTGATAGCACTAATGAGTTCACGATTGCCTTTTGCTTCTTTGATTTCATCAGCACGTTGGGCAGTTAAACGCTTACCCTCATTTGCAAACCTCAAGTTCTCCCTTACTAAATCATCTTTTTCCTCCGCTTCAATTCTGCTCATTCGTGTATTTAGAGCATCATCTTGTAGCTTTTTGAGTGTTTGGTTGTGTCTCTCTAAATCAGATTGAGCCTTCTCATAATTGTCCTTTCGGGTTTTAGCAGCATCTTCTGCTGCCTTTTTATCGGCTTCTTGCTCACTCAATCGATATCCTGCTGCTGTGTTCCTTAATGCATTTAAAGCTGCTTCTGTTTCTGCAAGTTGTTTAGCGGCTTCAAAAGAGTAACCTTCTGCTTCGGCAAATTTTTGAAATCCCGATTCAGTAACTTTCCCACCCCCACCAAGAGAGCCACCTACTCTAACAAATTGTTCATAAGCCTCTCTCAAAGCAGCTTCTTCTTCTTTTTGCTGTTCGGCCTTTACTTTTAATATCGCAACCTCTGCCTCGTATGCCTTGATGGTTTCCTCCGTTTGAGCCTTTTTGAGTTCTAATATCTCTTTCTCCGTTTTACCTTGCTCACGAAGAATGTTATCGCTATTGAGTAGGATGTTTAAAATAGCTTGTTGCTCCTCCCTCATTCTCGCAGCAGATTGAATAGCTTCATCAATCGCACTCACCTCATCTTTTGTAGATCCTACGATATCATCCCAATAAGTTGCAATCGTAGCAACGGCAGCTACCAAAAGACCAATCCCCGTTGCAGCAATGGCGGTCTTTAGACCTTTTGCTCCTTGAATACCTGCCTTGAAAGATGAAATAAGACCAGCACCAAGCTGTTTAACACCTTGTACAACCTTTACGATTCTTGATCCTATCCCTCCAAAGGCTTCATCAATAATGTCAAGTCCACCCTTCCCGGCTTCGCCAAGGGTGGTAAAACTTTCTCCAGCACTATCCGCCTTGTCTTGAATTTTACCAATACCTTCCGTTACCTTCTCGGTCTCTTTGTCAATATTGGATTTGACTTTAATTTCTACTTCTACCGTTTCAGCCATTGTCTGCGTATTACTTTTTTAGCTTCCTTCCAATTGGTTGGAAGATGATATTTTCCCTTTGCAATTTCTACGTTCTCCGAGATGCCGATGTGTGCATCGGCTTGGAGTACCTCAATTAAATAACTAACTAATCCCTTTGTCATACCTCGTTGAGTAATTCAAGTTGCGCCTTGCCGGAGGCGAGGCTGATGGTTGCCGAATTGATTTTGTACTTCACATTGTTGAAGATGAGCAAATCGTTCAAGGATAGGTTTATTATCGCTCCTAACGGCAGTTGTGCGCTCACGTTGATGATTCGCTTCTTGCTATTGTATAAGTCCGTTAGGTAGTCGCTATAATACTCCGAGTAGAGGGATGAGCCGATGGATGTCAAATAGTAAGGGTCAACATCCGATCCGAAGGTCAAGGTCTTGGCAGTACCCGCACCTCCAAAGGTGCTTGAGGTGTTGGCATACCATACCTCATTGACTTGGGTTTCTGTGTCGGTCTCATCTACAAACGAGATAGGATTGGCACTAATGTCAAGTCCAAACTCTCCGTAAATAAGAATGGGCGCACCGAGATACTTCTGGAATCGGTTCTCTGCGCTCGTATCTGGCTCTCTCGTTTGAGATTTGTACACCAATATATTCGTAAGCGTACCCGCATCAATATCCGTTAACCTCTCAAACAAAGGACATTCAAACGGAAGTTCAACGCGGTACTCCTCACCCTCAAAGGCGAAATCTTGATTCAAATCCCCATAGCCTACCACATTGGTGTTCTTGTATTCAAAGCCAAGAATCTGCTCGGTGGATTGGTAGTTGAATTGTATCCTACGATACAGGGGAGGTCTTTTGACCTCCATATCCTCGATGTTGAGGTACTTCTGGAAATCCGTTTCCGTTCCAGATGCGTAATAATCCTCAAGGGTATAGAGGTTGAAATTCGTTGAGGAGGTGGGTAAGATGACAAGGTTATGCATCTTGACGATCCCAGCAAGGAAGTCCGCAACCTTAATCTCTGGCATCAACGTACTCATCACAAGTTGGAACGAATAGGAAGCAGAAAGGCTTTGGTCTACTTCAAATTGTTGCGTAACGGGCAACCCCGTTGAGGGGTTGATGTCGTATGCTGTATAGTCCGTGACCTGGTAGGTCATATTGGTGGCTAT